TCTGTGCATTAAAGACAGAGACAAGAAAGATGTTTTGGATGAAGTTTGCAGGCGGTTTTCCTTAAACACTAAAGATCCGCATTCTGCACATGATGAGTCTAAAGCTCAGCACAGATATTGTGTTGTAGGGATAGATCAGAGTGCGTTCGATTTTTCATGTTCGTACATACCACGCTCAGACAACACTAAGAGGGATGAAGGCCTTTTAGTTGCCGAGATCTGGATTTTGAAGAAGATCATTAGAGTGATCAATCCAGACAAAGAAAGAGAGTGGATATCAGACATGATTAAAGAGCGAACCAACCCAAGCACTAGATCATTCTTCACTGTGTTACAGAAAGGAGCAAGAGTAAGAATAGGTGTTACCACTAGAAAGAGTCGAAATTCTGGCGACCGCGGTACATCCGTTTTCAATTGGATTGTTGAGTTCTTAGCCACATTAAGTGTCTTTTTCGAGCACCCCGAAGACATTATTGATGATTTAGGCGTTACACATACTCCCACAGTTAATGCGAAACGATGGTACAAGACCGTCGTATCACGTGTTAATGCGGCGGGTAAAACCGTGAACGTTTATTCACCATTTCATGGGTTGTTCGAAGGAGATGACGGTTTATTGAGGCTAATCCACCACCTCGTGGGGCATCGTGATGTATTTGAAACAAATTATGCTAGCCTAGGGCTCAACTGCACACTCGAGATCAGTACAGCGGGTAAGTATTCTGTGATCGAAGTGGTTGGGTGCCATTTATTGGTGTCGAAAGCTGGTAAGACTATTTGGGATCAATCGTATGGAGGTGTATTCTGTCCGATTGTGAACAAAGCAATAGTCAAATCCTCTTTCACTGGTTCAAACCAAGATTTGGCAACTGTAGCAGCGTCAGCTTTTGAGAGCAGACGTATGCAGTTCTGTGGAAAGTTAGCATTTGTGGAAGAATACTTTGAGCAGTTGCGTGATATTTGGATCGCGAAAGGAGGTGAGGTGGACAACTCACTCTTTGACCGATACAAGGGTTACGGTACGAAGGATTACTCGGCTCGTGTGCCAGTTGAATACCAACGTTTGTTGTTGGGATTGTCAACTGGAGGCCACATTCCGAAATCATTTGACTGTACACAACTTGGTTTCCAAATAGTCGCTTTTGATGCTGATTACCCTAGCTTCGAAAAGTTTATGCCCATTGGTTTCGTCAATTATTGTCGAGGTTTAGCTGGCTTGTCACCAGTTGAATCTTTGAGCTCTGGAAGTGCTACACCATCGAGTGTGGGTGAGTTCAAACCGTTGCATCCAAATCCACTTTTAGGTGATTTGATGCAGCGGCTCGGCGCCAACAATAATAATAATGGCGAAAGCAATGCAGCAGAAAGCTAACAAAGTAGCGCGTGCGAAAGCACAAGTTAAGAAGAAAATCATTAAGAAGAAAACTAATGGTAAAGCTAAACGTACTACCGACATGAACGGAATTATGAAGTCTATCAGGAGCGCTAATGATCCTGTTACTCTAATGATTCCGCCAACATTGAGTGTACAAGCCGGATGTTTTCCAATTAATCAAACAGTTAGAGCGGATTTCGATCAATTGCTCAATTACTCGACCATGATCTTCGTCACTTCTTTTGGAGGTTCTGGCACTGTTGGAACGCTTGTGTCGTGGGATGCAGTTGGCGCTGGCGCCACCTCCCGTGTAGTACACACGTTACCACTATTAGCCACCTCAGGGACAGCTGGCGGAGCCACAAGTAGTAAATGTAGCAAGGTCGGAATACGGTTGGTCAATGTGTCTCCTAATCTATATGTCTCAGGGCGTGTGTATGTTGCGAAACTAGATCAAAGGATCGCGTTTCCAAATACACTACCCTCAGCCATGACAGGAGCGCAATGGAACGCCGTTGCTGATTCTATTAAGTCATTACCAGAGCATATGCTTAGAACGTTTGCCGCACAAGAGTTCACACCTGGTGGCTCTTGTTATGGTAAATGTATTCCATGTCATGTGGTCGATGAGGTTGACTATAATAATTTCGAGCCCCACGATGGAACGGAAACGTTTGATGCATTCTTTGGACATGTTACTCAAAGTCCAGTTCTTGCACCAGGCAAACGTCCATTGTCAACTACTGTTATATTAATGGACAAACAATCCCAAACTAGCACCAACTTTTTACAAAATTACGTATACAACATTGACGCACAAATGTTAAGTCGTTGGCCATTAAATACCGTGCCAGGATTGAGCTCAAAGGATCAACCGCCTTCACATCCCGCAGTCGTAAACGCTGCTAGGATCGACGCGGCTGACGCTCATGCTAGGCTTTAGGGATCGGCGGGTGGTCACCCGCTAGCTGATACACCCAGGTTGAGTGGCCCTAGATATGACTTGACTAAAGTTAGCACATCCAGTGTTGTATCCAGAGGCAAGGCACCGGCTTCTAGTGCTCCTATAGTCGACTATCCTCGTGATCTCGCAATTAACTTGTCTGGTCCAGGTGGTATGTCTAAAGGCGAAGTTGCTGGGGTTGTCGCTGGCGGAGGCGTGTTGGGTGCAGCTGCTGCCTACTACAAGAACTTGTCTCGTAGTCAAATGGCTCGACTTAGCTTTGGAGAGCTACTCGAACCTATGCTGGGAGAGTCTCTTGAGATGGCAGGAGTTACCATGTTAGCGTAAACGTAGAGTTTGACCATAACGTTCTTCTGATGATTCTCGTCTTTTACGAGTGTCTTTCAACAGTTTTGTGCGGATAACAGTGTACAGGTGGCAGTGCCTGTTGGTTTAGCTGGTGAACCGGAGAGTCCGGAGGAGTCGTGGCTCCTAACCAGTGCATTGTTATCTATGTCCTCTCTAAAC